GTGGGAACGGAAGTTCTTTTTGGAGCATCCGTCATTCCTTGAACGATTCGCCGCCTGCCTCTCTGCACTGGAAGCCGCCACTCCCGCACCGAAAGGGGTGATGCCTTCTGACTCCGAACGAAAATGCCCGCAATGTGGCTCTCCGATGAGCGGACAGACACCTGTCTGCGCTCAATGCATCACGGATAAGAAATCAGCAACGGTCGGGGCCGATGTGAGTACGAAGAAGTGCGATCACAAGTTCATTGATTCGAAGCACTGCCTGAAATGCGGGTGGGAACCGCCAACCGCCCTGCACGGCCGCGCTGAATTGAAAGAAGGAAAAGAATGAATGCAGAATATTTAGAGTTATTGGCTCGAATGAGAAGTATCCATGATAAGAAGAATGCTGACTATACAAATGGCTCTAATAACTACGAGAATTTTGAACAAGCCGCTGTCATAGCATGACTCCTTTGATGATCTAACAATTTATTGTGGGCTATGGGGGAGCTATCATGCCAGAAGGGCGATTGAAAAGAACAAGAGAATCGTATCGATACAAGTGTGAAGCATGTGGTGAGACATTTAGAATATATTCAGATTATGTAAAACACCTTATTTCTTACCGTAAACCTCAACAGGAATCCCAACAGCAGCAGGAGGACCAAGATAAGGGATTAAGGAAGGATCTTCCTGATACAGATCATAAATAGTTTTGACTAGGATAGGGGTAACCATATTAGCTGCTTCATTATTCAGCTGAAATGAATATTGCCCCTTCCTAATTTTATGATTTGTAAACCAATCATATGCTAGCTTTGCAACTGGACTCATTCTATTAGATGCAAAGTCACCAAAGGTAGATAGCATTGTTGGTGCATTATAATCACCTAAGCTCTTACTCTTACCGGTTGTACTAGAGGTGAAAGATGGTCCAGCATAATTTTTAGGATTCTGACCAGCAGTAGCCGCAATAGACTGAATCATTTGGTTAGTTAATCGAGTCAGTAAAACCACATCCTGTTGATATCCAGCCCACGGATCAATTCTAACATTATCACCAATCTTTACCTTAGCAAAATCAGCACTAGTAGGATTAGTACTTACTTGTGCTCCGCCCCACTTACCTAAACTTGCAATCGTAGATCCTAATCCAGCAATTGCACCTAAACTCTTAATTGCTTCTTTTCGCACAAGATAAGGAGTATTAGGAGATAATGCTTGTTGTACTAATTGAATCCTAGCAGCCTGTAAACGAGGAGAGAATAAGACTGCATTCAATTCAGTAGAGTATTTTTCTAATGATCCTAAATCTCCACGCCCAGAAGCCGCATTGACATAATTAGCAATATATGAAGCTAAAGCTTTATTCGTCTTAGGATCACTAATCATCCTAAGCTTAGGGTCTTGAATACTCTGTGCTGCAAGTGATGCATCATCCACCATTGATGAAAATGTACCAATCCTAGCCGTATTTAGAAATGCATTGTATCCTCTATTACCGGCTCGAATAAATGCACCCACACCAAGAGGTAATCTCTCAGCTAAGTTAGAACGAATTGCATCTTCACGAAGAGTTGGATTCTCGGATAGCTTTGTGAAATTAACACCAGACTGTAAAGCTAATTCATAATTAGGATCATTACGAATCATATTATCAGTAACTTCAGAACCGCCTTTAGATAGGATAGACCTAGCCATATCATCCCATGCACCCCACCATGAAGAATGGGTAATTAATCCAACACCCTGCCTAAATGGTGCAGTGAAGTGCCCAGCCGTTACCATTGTCTTAGAGAAGTCAGACGCCTTACCGACAAGAGATAAGCCTTTCTGAATTAGAGAACGTCTATCTTTGACTGCATTAATAATCTTAGGACCAAATACTTCACCTAATAAATCAAGCTCATTATCTTGAGGTACCTGACCATGTAAGATTTTCTCTAATGCATCACCAGTTCGTTTCTTCTCAAATACCCCTAAACGAGGATCTGTGTTAATAACGTCATGTAACTGGTTAACTTCATCTTCCGAGAGATTCAATCCAGTATATTCAACTTTAGGATATTCACCAGATAAAGCAGCACCTCTCTGAATATAAGCCTCTTTACCAGTAGCTGTAATTCCTTCAGCCTTAGCCGCTCTGGCCGCTTTCTCAGATGTATAAATAGCTTCCTGCTGTTTTCTTAACGGAGTTGTTTCGTTAATTGCATCAACAACTTTATCCTCCAATTCAGCAGGAAGTTGAGTCCTTTGTGGAATCAGGGATTGCTGAGGTTGCGGCTGAATTACTTCCTGTGGCTGAATCGCTTCCTGTACTGGAGCAGGAGATTCTAAAGGTAATTGAGCCTGAGTTGGTAACTGGATATCTCCACTTTCATTACCTAATTTAGACAAGGCATTATTAGCCCTAAAAGAATCCATACCAATAGGTTCTTGTGGGGCATTCATATCAGCCGCTGTACCCAAGATACCTAATGGGCTAAACAGCGGCTGTACGATATTCTTATACAGTCCATGTCTAATAGTTCCTAACAGTCCTGGCTCAGCTTGTGTATCAGGTAGAAATGATTTACCAATTAAAGGATTCTGAGTAGGATCAGGATTTAAGATTCCAGGTTCATTCCCCATTAGCTGATTGATTCGTGAACCTAGAAATCCTTCTTTAGATAGAATCCCCTCAGGAGGTAATTCAATCCTCTGCCCATTGACAATAGCAAAATTCATTGGGCCAGTTGTTCCTTCTGGAGCAATAGGTTTAGCACCTAGATGAGATAAGTCATCAGGAACTTCTGGAGGAGGTTGAACCATAGGAGCAGATAATGACTTAGCTCCTAATGCTTTTAAATCATCAGGAATCTGCTCTTCCATTATTGTCTAACTCCATACTTACTCTTATTTAGCTTTTCAACATTAGATTTCGGAATAGTAGCTACATCTTTACCAGTAGATAAATCATATACAGTCACTTGAGGTTCTTCATCGGGAGTCTGAGGAGGAGCAGAGCCTTTAGGTAAAGCAATATCCTGTCCGTAAATGAATGAGTGAATTTGACTATTCACATTGGGATCAGCTGCTGGTTTAATAGTTCCAGCCGCTGGATCAATATATTGTTGCCATTCAGGATGTGTATTATAAGCTTCTTTAATCTTATTCTTAATTCTAGCCGCTGCTTGAGTTGCAGATTCTGGTTTAGCACCTGGAGCAGCATTACCAGAAGGAACTCCTTTAGTTTGTCTCGCCTGATTACCTCTAGCAGTAATATCCTTCTGGCGATCTTCTTCTTTAACTCCCTCAGTTTGTCTCTGTTGAGAACCTTGTTCTTTAATAGCAGAGATTCGTCCTTTAGTCTGAAGATTGATTCTATCCTCATCAGACATCTTACCAATATCTAAGCCGCTATCATAGCTCTGAGATGGATCTTTAGGATTGAAGTAGATAACCTTATTACCAACAACCTTGGCTTGCCAGTTTGGATTTCTCTTTTCAAATTCATAAGCATCAGCACGTTGCTGTTTAACTGATAAATCATTTCTATCTTTCTCTTTCTTACGCTCTTCTTCACTCTGAGCAACGTCTAGTTTACCACCTTGAATAGCTCTCAAAGCACCGTAAGAATTACGTCGGTCTTCTTCAGTAGCTCCAGCTTGTAATGCTTTAACTTTCTGAGCCCAATCATTTAACTGCTGGTAATAAGGATGATAATCGAATTGATCTTGTAACTCACCTTGTAATGCTGGATTTGGATTTCTAAATCCTAGTGCTGCTCCACCTGAATAAGCCGCGGGTCCGACACCAGCAAAACCAGCAAGAGCCCCACCAATCCGACGTAGCATTCCCGGTTGATAGTCTGCACGACTAGGCATCTCCTGTAATGCTTGAGAATACTGTTTACTAATTGTATTATCAGGCTGAAATGTAAACGGAGTACTAGGCTGTGCTGGAGTTGGATTATCAGTAGTTGAATTAGATTGTGGCTGTGCATTATTCATTACTTGTTGAGGACTTTGTTGGGCGACAGATTGCGGCTGCCCAAAGATACGAGCAATCCTACTTAATCCAGATAACCCAAGTAAAGTTAATGGATCTGGAGTAGTGAATTCATCACCTTGAACGATTCCAGAAGGAGGAAACATTAGAATCCTCCAAATGCACCAGCAGTGGTGCCAATAAGACCAAGAGTTGAACCAATATTACCAAGAGCCTGTTGATAGTTACCAGGAATACCAGCCTTCTGATTTTGAGCTTGCATAATCTCACCAGCGAGCTGATTCTGTAATCCTTGTAAGCTTACTTGCTGATTACCAGACTGAAGTACCTGATTACCAAATGTATTAATTAATGCTGGATTAGTACCATACAATCCAGTCTGAGCACCTAAAGCACCAAGCTGTGCATTTGATAATCCAGTAAGGCCATACAGTTTACCTTGCTGAACCATCTGTGCAATAGCCGCATTAGCATTAGTATTAGCATCAGCGATAGATTGACTTTCATCCCTAGCCATTTTAGCCTGAGCCGCTGTATAGTTAGGAGAATAACCATTCTGCAATCTTCGCTGTCTTTCGATGTTATCCTGTGCAGAACTATATGCAGAGCGAATACCCGATGTTGCTCTATTACGAATATTCTGTAAATCTTCAGGAGAAAATCCGCCAGTCTGTGCAAAATTCTGAAATCCACCGACTGCCGATGGAGTACCACCACCTCCACCAGCATCCGGACCTTTACCTTGTAAATCAGATTCTAAACGTCCAAGAACATAACCTTCATCTCCATTAGCATTCTTCATTGCATCATTAATCCAGTAATTAGCATCAGTAATACCAGATCCAGCGCCAGTATCACTTTTACCGTATGCAGCTAATAAAGCAGGGATATCTTGAGCCGCATTACCAGTAGCAGAGAATTGACCTGTTTTCTGCGAACCTTGAGGTTGCTGACCTGGATTTTGACCAGCTAGAAATGAATTATAATTATTCATAATTTCATTATAATTCGATAACTGTCCAGGAACAGCACCCTGATAATTATTCCAGAACTGTCCTTGTTGATTAGATAGGTTAGTTCTTGTATTATTCAGAGTATTCTGTGCTAAACCACCTTGGGCATTGATTTGATTTTGTGAGCGATCGCTGTCACCTTTAGCCATTGTACCTCAACTTTGCTGGCTGAGTTTCATTATTAATACTGCCCTGTTGAGTTCCTAACTGCGTTGATTCAGCCTGTTGTGGCGTATTAGGATTTTGCATAAGATGATATGGAGCTAAAGATTCAACGGGATTAAACCTTTGATATGGGGCAATTGGTTGAGTCCCAAATCTCAACCCAGGATTAAATGGCATTAAGCTATTCATTAGATTACCATAGAATCCACCGTTAAACATAGGAGACCTATTCATAGCCTGATCCTGACCCTGAGCTTGAGGAGGAAGTTGAGATCCCATTCCACCATTTTGGAATCTAAGTAATCCCCCATTATGATAAGGAGATCCCATAAAACCACCAGACTGATTTGAACTAGAAGAATCACCCTTTGCCATCTTATACTCCAATCACCAGAGCATCACCCTTACAAGAACGGAATCCTACTTTAGTTAATACTTCTTTCCAGGACGGCTCCTGAACAAAAGCATGTAGCTGATTAAAGCCGCTGCGTGAACTAAAATAGCGGCTCGCATCCAAAACTTGATATAAGCCTTGACGACGAGTTCTAACAGATTTAGACTTGTCAGTAACAAGGATGCACTCTGCGATGGATCTAATACCACCAGCCGTAATGATAGTATCGTCCCTGTCATCAAAGACAACAAAATTACAAATGAACTTAGAATCAAAAAGCTCAGTAAAGTTAAATTCATCTCGATAAAATCTCGCATGAATTTCCTCTAAGGCTTTTATATCTTCAGTACGAATTTCTCTAATCATAAATTAAAGAATGTATGATTACCACGAATTAATGTAAATACAGGTGACTTCGCCCAAGATGGTCTTTTATCAGATTCGAATAAAATACTTGTCATATAATAACGAGCGCCTTTAACATTATCTAATAATGACCATTCGGCAATTGCATTACTAACTACGAAACACTGACGTAGATAAGGATCATTGATAATTTGATTGTTTATTAATTTATTTGCAATATCAAGTAGAAGACCACTATTATCATCATCAGCATTCCAGCACGAAAACTGAAATGGGGCAAGACATACATCCTTATATCCTTTGTATCTAGCAGGTGAATAGTGAAGACGATTACGTATTACACAACCTACTCCGACAATACCTTCAATCGGCTCACCTCTAGCTTCACCAATAAGAGTTAAAAACAGTACTTCATTATCAGTAAGATTGTGTAATATTTTATCATCCATTAGACACCAAATGATACGTGAGATGTTTCTGCACTACCGGCTGTACTATTATTACGAAAACTAGCAAGCATAGTGCTAAAGCTAGCTGTTGTCGTTCCTGTTCTACTCCACTGAGGCTGTGCATTAGCCGCTGTTGTCTGGACAAGATAAGCTAAACCAACTCCATAATTAACACCAGTACCAAAATTCACAAAGTCAGTAATTGTAAATCCACCATTAACAGATAGAGTTGATGCGTTTAAATTAATACTGCATCCAGTAATTACAATCTGATTTGCTGACGTTGGTGTGAATCCTACATTAAGAAGTGTAGAACCACTAGATCCAAAAAACCATGAATGCTCACCTAATGGATCAATACCAGTTTTAGTTCCACTATAGCCAGAGAAGGCTGCAAATGCTACAGCTACTGCTCCACCAGTTACAGTTCCACTACTAACATTATGACCAGAACCAACAGTTAAATCAGTTCCCCAACAATACCAAATCTGGCAATATTGCTGTGCAGTACCAAGTAAAGTTAATGGGAACCATGTGTTACTCTTATTATCTGTACAAGCAATGTTGTGGTTAACTTCACAGCTGAATGCGGCTACTAATAATGAGGCACCAGTAGTATCAATATTTCCACTAGTGCCACCATTAATTCCAAGCACTGAACCAACGTGAGAAACTAATGCGTAAGCCATTATGGGATAGTTATCTTTAAATGAAGAGCAACACGAGTTACAGTACTTGCACTATTAACGTTAAATCCTAATACGTCACCAGCACTAATAGATTTGGTCCAACCTGTTAATGTAGAATCTTGAGACTTATTTGCTGAACTTAATGTTGGTAATGCACTAGCCGTAATTGTATTAGATACGGTTGGTGGATAACTAGAATAAGCAACCTTCCAGATATCAATTACGATAGAGCCAGATGTTGCTGGACCTGCACCGTCCGTAGATAATAATGTTACTGATGTGATGGTACAAGCCACTGGAACATAAAGAAAGCCTTTAACTCCGGTAGTAATAACAGAGCCGGCACCATCAATAACTAATACAATTGCACTCGTTAATGCGGCTGCAACGGTAACTGATGCTGCACCATTAGTAATTGCAATACCAGTTCCAGCCGTTATTGTTCCTAAAGTAACAGAACCATCTGATGTTTTACCAATTGGAATTTGACCATCAGTAGCAGCAACTACTTTAATATCTGCAGAACCATTACCAACGACTAATTCATTAGCAGTTAATGCTCCAGCAGTATGAGTAACAGTTCCACCACTAGCACCACTAATAGCAACGTTGGATGCGGCTGTAACTCTACCTTTAGCATCTACAGTAACTTGTGAAACATGAGTTGAATCACCATATGTTCCAGCTGTTACACCTGAATTAGCTAATGTAGCTACTTGGGAACCTGAACCTGGACCAGCAGTAACATCACCAGTTAATTGAGTAATACCAGAACCAGAACCACCACCAGATGATGAACTAGTAAACCAAGAAATATCATCAAGATAAAAACCAATGCTTCCAGGTCCAACACGAGTAATTCTAACTTGGGTAATAACTGAACCAGCTGGAACTGCAAACTGTGAAGATGGAATAGCTACTTGCTGATAACTACCAGTAATTGTCGAATCAAATCCAAATGAGCCATTACCAACAGTTACAGGACTACCAACAGTAACACCAGCATTATATAGTTGAACTTGTAAGGACTGGTTTTTACCCCATGATGCCTTACTACGAAAGTAAGCTACAAATTGTGCTTGTGTATTAGGATCAAAAGTTCCAGTACCAATTTGTCCCTGAACATATCCAGTAGATGTTACAGCCGTTGCCTCGATGTCTTTAGTGCCACTACGAGGATTATTAGTTGATGCTAAATTCCATCCAGAACCAGAAGATGTCCAATTCCATTCAGTAGGTGAACCAGCATCTTCAGCATAAACAATAGTTTGAACTACTCCGGGTGGGGAAGTAGTTCCATGAATAACTAAAATATAGCCAAGTAGAATTTGGCTAGTTGGATCATATGCTGGAGTAGATGGGTTAGCAGCCGCTGTGCCAGTAATAACTGATACAGTATTTGATGTATCTGCAACAACAGCATCAATTCTATTGTTCGTCGGGTCAGCAGCAGTTAAAGTAACATTAGTTTGAGGACTATGATATAAAACACCTAAAATATAATATGAAGCAGCAGAAACAATATAAGTTAATCCAGTACTCCAAACAATCTGTCCGCCACTAACTAACTGAGAATTCTGATTGTTATTATTAGATATAGCCGTTGCAATCTGACTATCTACATAATTCTTCGTAGCTGCATCTTGTAGACCAGTAGGATCTGTTATAGTACTAATTCTTCCATCATTATCTACAGTGGCAGCGGCTAGGCCGAAATCAGCACCAGTACCATTGTCTGGAGGATTTGCTGGCGTATGAATTATAATGCTTCCAGTAGACATTAATAGCTCACCGTCACATACCAGACAGTAATCTTCATCGTATTTGCTGCATTTCCACCAGTAAAGTTACCAGCCACATTACCACCACTTAGCTCATAAGCAACATTCAAATCTCCGGATTGATATGGTTTATTCACATTCACTAAATTTCCCCATGCATTTAGAGGCTGTGTAAACATGAATGGGCAAGATAAGAATTGCTGCTTATTTGCTGTATAAGTCAGAAAGTCAGTACATTGAGTCATACTAATAGTATTATCATTTGCAGGACCATTCTGAAAAGAAATTCCATTTGGCCCTGCTGATAAAAAGAATATAACAGCAGAAGCAGCATCAATATTACTATAAGCACCAGCCGTAAAATCAGCTACACAATCAATTAGAATTGGAACATTTCTCTTTCCTACACCAGGAGCAGAAACAAGAGTTACAGGGGTTGTTGGTAATGTCAGTATCTGAGCATTAGTAACTGTAGTAAATTGAAATGGTAATCCTGCACCACCTGTAGCTGATAAGACTGTACCGGACATTGATAATCCAGTACCTAATGTAATCTGCTCTTCAGTTCCTCCTGATGTAGAACGACGACCAGCTAATGTTCCAGCGGCTAATGCAAGTAATCCACCAACTCCACCGGGTGTAGTACTAGCCGCTACAATTTCTTGTTGTTGCTTTCCGACTAAACCAATTAAACTATTGACGACTTGATATAATGCCTGATTCTGCCGTTGGATATTAGCTTGCTGTAATATCGTTCGGAGATTGGCAATTGCGTCATCAGTATTTGATGTAGCCATTAGCCAGGGAATTCCGTATACATTGGTTTAATAAAGATAATAATACGATTCACATTAAAGAATTCATTAGCGTTAACAGTTTTAAATTCAAGTCTAGCTCTCTGCCCGACAAAATTAGCTAAGACTCTAGGTTCCCTTCCAGAAGTTGTACTCATTACAATTGATGCAAGTTGAGAACTTAAAGTGCTATCTAATCCAATAAATGTAGGAATTAAATTTCCAGAACCAGTAATCCTAGTTCTAACAGCACCAAAATGCTGGATATTTTCAGTTGATGATCCTGCAAATCCACCAGTTCCAGGCATTAGTCGTCACCTCCGATTAATGCTGTTCTAGCAAATGGAGTAGGAATACTCACATTAGTTACAACTGGAGTTCCAGAAGATAAATCGAATAACTGATCGTGAGTTAATCCAGAGTTAATAGGTTGAGAATATAGTCCAGAGAATTGATTAGATGAACTTGCACCACTTCTCATAATTAAAAATGTACAGGATTCTGAATGCCCAAATCTTGTCGGACTCAATGTCGTAGCTTGCATGTTGACATCGACTTCAAATTCAGCCGCATCAAAAGTATGAATTGTACTACCATCTGATACTTTAATGTTAATAAAGCGGCTAGTTCCCGCACCTGATCCACCACCAGTATCATCAATATGCAACCAAAGCCAAAACGAGTTTGGATCATCTAAAGCACGAGCTAGTCTATTACCAGATACAATTAAACCAGTAGCGAAATAATCACCATATGTATTTAGAACAGTTCCAGCTGAATTATAACGTTTCAGAATATAACTACCAGCCTTTTCATATGGAACAACGATAGTTCCATCACCTAAACAAAGCATAGGCTCATCAGGTGAATAAGTAGCTAATGCAGCCGCTAAATCGGGTAATGCAACATCATTCACCACATCCCAAGCTTTAATAACTCCAGTAGAAGAAACAGAATAATATAACTTCGTATCATCCTGTAATACTGCTACGCTATGTGGAATAGAAGTTAAATGGAGAGTCTTAACTAATGCACCAGTATTATCAATTACTGCAACTGGAACCGGAGTTAATATAGTACTCTTTGCGATATACCATTTATTTTTACCATTGCCAGTTACTCCGCAACGAATTGGAGTAAATCCTAAATTAATACTAGTTAACTGACTAAAGTCAGGATTATAAATAACTGCATTCGTCGGAGAATCACTATCATCAGTGGTGAATAAAAACTTATTATCTCCAGACAATAAATTATTAATGTCACCGCCTTCGCCAACGACAATAGTATTTAGGAACTTTAATGGAGTCCCATCAACAGCTGATATAATAGCAGCTTCTAGATTCTGTGAAACATCTGCTGGCTGTAAAACAACTTGAGTATCATTATTAACAATAATACTACCAGCCGGAATATTTTGTGGGACAAATGTCTTAAATGATAAATTTAATGGGTAATAAGGTTGGAATCTAATAATACATTGGACTAAATAAGTGTGTGTACCTAAAAAGTAAAACTGTTCAGGTGCATTTAAATTAGTATTATTATCTACAAGTTGCGAACCACCCGGATCTGTAATAATAGTTTCAACTGAATTACCTAAATCAGTATAACCCCAGATGCCAATTTCACCATCTTGTGACGGTACAAAAGTCGTCCAGAACTGTCTACTCGTTCCATTACTTTGATCTTGCGTATCGTATGAATAATCAGTATTTAAGTTTGTAATTGTAATTGCATTTGCAGACGTAAGATTACCAAGAACTCCTAATCTACCAGGAACAAATGGTACTGGCTTAGCAAGTCTTCCAGTAAATAATAACATTTAGACCCCGCAAACAGTCCAGTTAGTTCCATTCCAACGAGCTAATACATGATTAGAACCACTGCCTGCAACTGTAGCTCCAAATGTATTAGTATTAGAATCAGAGATATTTGCTACTGCTCCAACTGGAGGTGAGGTAGGACGATTAGCAAATGTTACTTCTGGGCTTAATCTTGCAGCATACTGGAGTAATCCAGCCGCTGTTACAACACAAGCTACATTAGCACCAGCAGCATGTGATGCAGCAGAAGTTCCCTCAGAGCCTCTACCACCATTAAAGAAGATTACATCTCCTGAGAGAGTACATCCAGCAATAATCTCACTATCTGAAATTACTCTAAATGAACCTGAGGAGGGGAATAAAACTCCCAATCCAGTACTAACTGTTCCTGTAGTTGCACCAGCACTTACTGAAGATGCCCATACTGTAACTGCATTATTACTTAAATTTTCCATTATTTAATCCACTTCCAGAAGATGCAATAAAGTACGAACATGAATAACCAAAATCCCATATACCACCATTGGTCAGATCGGAGGTGGAGGAGTGCCATTTTGAAATGCTCCGATAACCAATGCAAATTTATTTGAACTTAAACAGATAGTAGTTGGTTGGATATTATATGTCCACTTAGCCCATTTAATCTTTTCGTAATCGAAATTCACATCAAAGAATCCAGCAAGGACTGTTGATAGGAATGCAATATTGATATAAATAATACGATGATCTGGATCTGCATAAACTTGAGTATTATAGAGTACAGATTGAATATTTCCAGACTCAATTACATTAGTAACCCAATAATCTTTGATTTTCCATGAAAGCTCAGGAATTTGAAATGCTCCACCAAACTGATAGATGCCTGCATAATTAGCAATCACAAGATATTCAATATTGATTCCGGCTGGATCTAATACACCTGCAACCCCATGCTTGAGGCATCCTAATCCTGAATCAATGAGAGTTTGCGGCCATGAAGATGGAACATCACCATTATCACTGAATGCATAAGTTAGAGTATCCTTGAAAACATATAAGATATCTCTATACTGTTGCGCATGTGAGATTGCATGTTGTGATCTATCAATTAATAATAATCCATCTACTTGACTGATTGCTTCAGGCTCACCAGGAAATGAAACACGAATTAAAGATTCATTATTATTTTCAGCCCAGAGAACTAATCTGTTATGATAAATATTGACTCCACCTCCGGCTGCGATAGAACTAAAATTATCAAACAGATGACTAGCATCATCAAGTAGGTCGGAGTCGAAGAAGTCAACTGTTTCAGTTGTCGTCGTATTGTCTTGAATAGTTGCATTGGGAACGAAGTAAAATGTATATCCTAATTGATTACCAGTAAATACTGTAGGATCAATTGCTCTTGTAGCTACAATATGCCTTGCTACTACGAATGAATTTGGTGAAACAGAAATACCTGTGAGATTAACTTTCTGAGCACCCGGAGCTGTTATTTGAGAAATAACTCCAATACCACCTGGGGCAGTCAGATATCCTGAATTAGTCTCATAAACAACGGAGAATAAATGGATACCAGCCTCAACACTTCCGGCTGTTCCTGAATTCGTAGCAGTAAATGCTCCATCAGCAATAACAGGCGGAGAGCCAGCAGCTTTTCTTGCAGCCGTCCCATCTCCATTATAAACGTATAAGAACTCGTTAGCTAATCCTACTAATGTAGAATCAGAGCATGGAGTAATAAATGCTCTATCATTAATCTTAACCATCCCAAAATCAGTCATCCCATTGACTGTAAGAATCAATGTATTACTGACATTTGGAATAATATGATAAATCTGAAACGAGTTATTTAGTGCAATGAAACCATCTGACGTGGCGATATTAAAACTATAAATACGTTTAATATTACCAAGAAAGAAACTCGAACTTAATAATGCTCCTAAGCCGTCCCTAGTTAAGAATGATCCCTGTGAATATTTAATATTCTGACAATCAGAGAAATGATCTAATGGGCAAGAGTCAATATCTCCCCTTGCCCATAGACCGTTAAATTCCTCAATTACAACAGGAGTATGATCTCTCACAGATTACCCCAAACACGATAAGCTGATTGAAATGGCCTTCTCCTAGCTGGCATTGCCTGTTTACCTTTTGTATTAATATTTAGAACTCTATCTAGAGCTAATGATGCAAATTGATTTAGCATATTAGCTCTATCTTCATTCTCACCGATAAACTGAGCACAGAGAGCCGCAACACGATATTGCAAAAAACTTTGCGCATTTAACATATTGATAACATCAGTACCTAAAACATTCGTCACAGGTGATAAAACCGCAGCGATATAATCTAATTTCAACTGCCTATCACTTAGAGCACCAATGAAATTAATTGTCTGATTCTGCCATGTAAAATAGATTAAATCACTAACCTGCTGAACATAAGGTGGGAGGAATTCAACCCTAGCCATCAGAATATAATCATTGTTACTTCCATTAAGACGCTCAGATAATTCTTGAATCTCAATTAGATTTGCTGGTAGTGCAGGAGATGTAGCAAATCCTAGAGTCGTTGTCCCAGCCGGAATGACAATGCTTGTATTAGTAGCATTATTTAGTGGAACATTGCACTCTTCAAGAGACTCTTGTAACTCTCTCAATGCCATATTCACATATGGTAGTTGAGCAGTGTAAGTGAAGATTTGCTTCGCCGTATCATTTAATAATACGGCTGAAGCATCCATTACATCGCCAGATGTCATCTTAACTCCTAGTTAGCGAATGTAATACCAAGCTTTTTAGCTTTTTCCGGATCTGAGACTGCTTTGCAAGTTGGACAAACTGGAAATTCAGGATTGCGTAATGAGCCACAAGCAATACACTTGACCATCTGAATAGAACTGAAATCCTGCATCCACGGCTTATCTAAGATTCCTAATTCCTCAGCCGCTCTACGCATATCATTTGAAATTGAAATTGGATTCCCATTCGTTCGTGCCCAAAGCATATCTGCATGGCGAATAAGTGCAGTATACCAATTCCTTTGGAGGATATCAGCGTGCTTTAATCTAGCCTGCATTTCAGGTTCTTTCATCTTTGCAGGACCACAAACACCCTCGACATAGAATAATCCAGGCTGCTGATTACCCATTTCACATTCAAGTAGACCGCTACAATAATTCTTCACAACAGCATCTGCGACTTGAATAGAGCTATTTACAATCTCAATTAACGGCTGTTGAGGATCAACTTCTCTCCACCAACTTGCAGGACCAACTACGAGTACTGCTGGATTTGCTAGAGAGCCAACCGGAATATTATAAACCGATGGTGAAGTTGTATACTGAACTTCCTTCACTGCAAAAGGAAAAATACTAATAATTGTACACTTATCTAATGGATTAACTGGAGCCTTAATTGTTCGCCGACGTTCTGACAGTAAAAGGCTAAAAGACATGATTAACTCTCCTTTGTCGTTTGATAATTATTGGGTACGACAATACCCTCTTTTAACGATAGAGAATCTGTAACTGATGTTTCATTACCATATAAATATTCATAAATCTCTGCAAGTTCTCTTTCTCCTCTTTCAGGATCATCAATATAAGGATCTACATATTTAGCTCTGAATTTCCATTGCTCTGCTTCATCTCTAACTGCACGAATATATCGAATCACATATTCACACACTTCCCATTTAGGTGGAAGTGGGAATTGATTCTTATCCATAAATGAAAACAGCGGCTCATAGTTCGTCTTAACTGCTAACTCATGCTGATTCATTTCTGGAACGGCGAATAACTGCTCTAAAACATAAATACCATTTAGATATTGATACTTTGGAACTTCGCGCCATTCTGTAACTGAGCGAATAAAAATGTTATGAGGACCATAATCGTTCCAAGTACCAAATCTTTTTTCTCTCTGATCATCACTAAATACAATTCGATACGCAGGTCTACCATCCCATACAGTACCAAAATACTCTTTCAGTCTTGCATTTAATACACCAATAGGTTCAGTGAGTTCCATTCAATTTTGCGGCTGGCCCTAAGTTAATAGAACCAGCCGCAACCTCCTTTAATAGGATGGGTACCACTTCGTAGAGACAGGATCATACGTCATTAGCAATGCCTTATTGGCAACTAAAGTACTTGCTAATGCAATATTACCAGTAGTTACCGTCGTAACTGTCGTAACAGTTGCTACGAGAACTAATGTAACACTTCCAGTAACAGGAGGTGTAATTGTAGCAACTGCAGTTGAACCAGTTAAGAAAGTAATGTATGTGCTTGGAGCAATTGTCGTCGATGATGCAATAGTAGCCGGAAATGGATTCTGGTTACTCTGCACATTGTCGAAATTTGCTGATAACAGATCACTCATCTATTTCTCCTAGTAGCTCGGATACCATTTTGATGTCGAGGGATCATACATCAGAGCTAATACTTTATAACGAACAACAGTAGTAGCTAGCTGAATGTTTCCAGTTGTTACCGTAGCAAATGGGCTTGCATCTGTAGACAACAAATACAAGGGACCATAAAAATACGGATCGGGTGGAGTAATTGTGGCAACGTTCGTTGTTCCAGTTAATCGAGTAATTAAGCTTTGCGGCGCAATTGTAGTTGACGCAGCAATAGCTGGAATCCCGCTAAGAACCATATTAGCAGGATCAAAATTACCTCGACTTCCTAATGCACTATTGAATGGCACTCAATACCTCCTCAGTATCCAGTAGGTACCTGTAAGGTATCAATATATGCACAACCAGCAGGATTGGAAACAAAGAACTGCATTCCAATGACCATGTAGAAAATATCAGCCGCAGCAAGGCCACCAGATGCACCACGAATTTCGAAGATATTTCTTCCGTCAGTCTTATAGAAACCAATCGGAAGAATTTCTCCCCTACCCCACAAATCCTCAACAACGAAATCGATACGAGTCTTATCCCAATTGAATGATGTCCTGACTGGAGCGCCAGCCATTTGCATCGAATCAAAATACATATCCAAGCCTTCTTCTTTATTCTGCTTATGAATGATTGACACTAACTGACCAATCTGCTCATAAGCCGCTTTCTGTGCTGGATGGCACCAAGCGACTGGCTTGAAATGTTCATCAATACCAATACGATTACCAATCTTATTGATAGCTAAACGAGGCAATGGAAGTGTTAACGCCGAGCTGTTAGCATTAACTCGATTTGCACGAATTTCTGGAGTGCTCGCCCGAGAGAATCCAAGCCACGTTCCAGTCGATGCATTAGAGTGGTGATATGGAACACCAAATAATCCAGGTAACGAACTAGGTGAACTAATACCCGCAGTGACCAAAACGTCAGTTCCAGTCGAACCAGCAATTGCAGGAGTAACAGAAACCTGCTTATTTTCAACATCCCAAAGAGTAATGACACCAGATCCGCGAAGTGTTGCAAGCGTAGTATCATAAACCTGCACCGTCTGGCCGTAACGCATTAAACGAACACCGAATCCATCAGTAGTACAAGTATAAGTATCAACACCAGCCGTTGTGCTAACTGAAGTAATGGTTCCAATAACACCATTACCAGACTGCATTGACTGAGAATCTAACTGCCGCCGAATTTCATCAGTAGCACGAGCAACTGCCTTACGAACTGAATTCATGACCGCTTTACGATCATTATCAGTTGCCCACTGACTTAACTTTGTATATTCAATATTCTCACTCATGAAGACAGGCTGAAGAACTGCCTTATCAAAGGTCTCCCCACCTCCACGACCTAAATCACCACCATCCGGATTGAAATACTGGAATGAACCTCCAGGACGTAATTCAATCGGAACACGCATCTGTCGATTGCTAACTACTTCGACATTACGCTTCTTAATACTAGCAAAGAATTTATCGTCAAAATCAAAAGCCGTCTGAACTCGTGGTACAACCTTTTCAAGTTCTAAGGCTGTAACCTGTGATTCTACCTGTGCCATTTTTAATCCTCTAAGTTAATTAGTCATCTGCCATGATGTAATCTTTAACACTAATTCCCTTAGGAGGCTCTTTCTTTCCGCTATTAGGGGATGCGGCTTTCCCGACTGGTAGCCTACCTAACCTGGGCCTTTCATTAGATTCACGTTTATTGCCTGAATCTTTAAGGGCTTCTTGTCTTGCTTTATTAATTGCATCTCTTAGAACTGTCTTAGCCTTAGATAAATATGTAGAGCGAATTCTGTCTTTGGCTGTGCGAGAATAATTGGCTTCGCCTGCCTGTTCCCAAAGACGAGTCATCACTTGTCGAAATCGAGTATCTTGCTGAAGAAGATTATCTACGTGATCAAATGCTTCTCGAATAGCATTCTTTTTCACATAGCCACTCATCTGACTTTTAGGATCAATATATTTATCAATAGTAGAAATAATAGAATTCCTAACAGAAGTACCTAATTCATCCGATGCTGCATTAAATTGTTCTTGCCTAAATGCTTGACGCTCACTCTGAAGTTTATCACCTTCAGGATTAGCCTGCTGGGCCTTACCAAATGCGGCTGGTGGTGTAAATTGAGAATTACCTAAGAGAACTTGATTAAGAATGACAGCCGCATTCTTGACATCATCGCGCTCAAGCCTACTTCCCTCTTTAAATACTTCTGCTACTGATGCTTTAATAATATTACCAATTACATGAAAATACGCTTGTGAATCTACTTTTTGTAGGGAAGGTAATAAGTTATCAACAATTCTACCAAAGGAATCTGGATCGGCATCTTTAACCGAGCGAAGCACTGATTCAGGAGAGCCACCAAATAAATCCGCCTCAAAGCGGCTGAATGTATCCGCCGTCTCCTTCGCCTCTCTCGCATCCTCAATAGTCGGTAGAATTTCAGCGTATTTCTGCTCACGATAATAAGCTTTTTCTAGCTGAGGAAATTTCTTAAATAAATCTGGAAATGCCTTAAGAATTTCTTTACGATGAGGAATTGAAATTGGTTCCTCATTCAAATCTTCATCAGTTGGCTCTTCCTCAGAGAGTTCTAATTCTTCTTCAGAACCGTCCTCTTCAGATTCATCTTCCTTCGATTCCTTTTCATTGGCCTTTCCTTCCAGTAGATCTTCAGATTTAGTTTCTTTTCCATCTTGAGGCGTAGCCTCACCTTCATCATTTAGAATATCAAGAATTCCATCAACACTAAGACCTTCACTGGATTGTGGGCTGTTCGTTTCCATTTTCATTCTTTCCTGCATTTGGTGGTGCCATCACCGGTTTATTTGGCTGTGGTCCTCCTTGAGGCTGTTGGGGAGGTTGAGGATTTTGTTGTGCCATTTGTAAATCTAAATGACGTTTCATATGTAAAAGAACATTTTGATAACCAGCCGGATTTTCAATCTTTGCTAAACGTCCAGCATCAGATACTGCCCAACGACGACAAATATCAGCTTCAATTCCATGATTATCAACAAGAGGATCAACATCTACAGATGGTGCCAATGCTGGCTGAGTAGCAGGCATCATTGGGTTTTGTTGCATTGCCTGAATATCAGGAATCGGCTGGCTATCTAACAATAGCTGAATTTCTTCATATTGTTTGGTTCTATCATCATTACCCGGAATTTCAAAGTCATCCAACCCAATAGCAGAAGCTAAAAGAGGAATATTCTGCGGATCCATTAATGCAGACATAATCTCTGGGTTCTGAGCCTGAAGAAGATTCATAATAACATCCTTCTTCTGACTCCATGACATAGGTAATTCTTCGCTGGCTTCTAATTCAACAGAACCAATCTTCCCTGAGAGTTCAGCAATACGAATAAATACATTTTGAAAGTTTCCCTGCTCATCTTTTTCAACGTATCGCTCATCTTCTGCGATCTCTTTAATCTGAGCTGGAATAACCTTAGCCGCAATTTCCTTCCACCAAATAGTTAACATCTTCCACGGTGTCTGCAATCTCTGTAATGCCTGTGCTCTTGACATTGCATATTGAGCAGCCGTTTTAGATGAATTGGGTGCGGCTCCTCCGAATAGAGATGGCAAAGCACCAGAAACTAGCTGACCCATCTCTTGAATCTTTTGACCGAATGGTAATACTTCAGCACCTAATGTTGCAGTTTTCTCACTAAAGAATCCATCTCCTAGAGCACCTCCGGTTGGTTTCTTAGCTGGATAGACTGCACCCGGCATTACTTCAGTATTACGATACTGCTCGAAATTAAGAACCTTCTCATCTGCAAATGTCTGTGGAATTCCGTGCTCGATTGTCTGTAGAGTTAAACTAACTAACTCATTCGTAATTTCCTGAATCGAAGTCAGCAACATTCCTAATGGATCAAACTGGACATAATCAGACAAAGGATTACGAGTAACTGTCCAGCAATCATCCAGACATTCATTACAAGCTTCTGCGAATTCATCATTAACTAAAACGACTTTTACACCATCAGGGAATTTACTTCTAAGATGCTTAACATCTTCTTCATCAGCTAAAACTTCAAATGAGGAAGGACGTTGCCAGCAATTACGTACAGTAGGCGTATCAATAGGATAAGTACCACCAATATACTGAGTAGAAAGACGACCCCATCTTTCGTAGGTTTCGTTACTGGCATAATTTCCCGGTCCATTCGTTTGACCAAAAGACTTCTTTAAATGGGGATAACGATCTAGCACATTAGAATAATGTGTTTCATAACAGAAATGCAAATAAGGCATCTCTGATGGTCGTAAAGCGTAAGTCGGAGTTTTTACATATAATTGCCCATAAACTTCAAGGCACTCACGAGATTTTGCTTTTTCTGTTTCACCAGTAATTTTCGTTACAATCATCTTTGTAGTTTTAAATTCAGGATCAACTTGCATTAGACACTGAGGACAAATCTCCTCACCCTCATTTAGAATATCATCAACCTCAACATCATCATCGTCCTTTCCATATTCATACTTTTCTCGTTCAGTAAGATCATGATCTCCAAGATTCATTCCACAAAGAGGACAAACTTTCTGCGTCTGTTCTTGCTCTTCATCCTCTGTTTCCTGAACCTTATAGGTACCATACTTCTCATCTTCACGAGTATAATTATATGCAAATACTGGACCTTCTGTGCAATAGATAAATAGAGCATGAATCCATTGCAGCATGAAATCATTATGTTTATCAGCTAGTGCCCAAATTTTGTTACCTGCTTTAGCCGTTTGGATGTCAAGCTTGTTATCAGCATCGTCAGGATAACAAACAATGCCGGGAATAGATACAGATAATGCTGCGATAATGCTCTCAAGATAAGCGCGAAAAACATTGATTGGCTTATCATAATAAGCAGCATCAGAAGTAGCATTCGCAGAATTATCATAAATAGAACGATCCCAGACTCTCCAATCATGTGCGACTTCAGACCACCATAGATTAGTAAAGTTATCCCAGAAATATTTTAGCTTCTTGCAATGTCTAATTTGACGCTCTCGAACAGCACTATCCTCTTTAGAGAAGTATTCAACTACTTCTTTAAGGAGCCGCTGTGTTCGTTCGTCGTGCTGATTCTCAGGCATCTACTTCACTTCGCCATGAAACATTGGGAGTTTGGGACGGAGCATTCTTAATTTTCTAGTCTTCTTCAGCTTTCCAATACCAGGAGTTTTAATATTACCTAGATTATCTGATGGCATCATGCTCTTAGGAGCTTTTGATTGATACTCTGGATTTGATCCAGCATTTCTTTTCTCACTCATCATAATTGCAATTGCCTGCTTTCTATTCTTAACTTGTGGACCTGATTTAGAACCTGAACGAAGTTCACCATGTTTGAACTTGTGCATTACTTGGTCCCACGGCATCTGGAATCTCCAATTCTTTTTCTAAAGCTGCAATTGCTTCTGCCGGTGTCTCTTTATGAGCCTTACGAATCCTTGCTGCTTCTCTATCTTCACGCTCAAGCATTTCCCTCTGAATCCGGAAAGGCATATAGTTAGAACGGGCTGCCGGCTTCATCTCCTGCGGCTTATATTCAACAGGCTCAACTTTAGGATTGCTTAATTCAAGTAAAGTTTTAAGCAACTGACCTTTCTCATAATTAGCTTGCTCTAAAAGAGATCGAAGTGTCTCACAAGATTTACATGAATTCTTTTCAACTCGATCGTGATGACAATCAGGACAATGAGGATCAAATAAGTGATGAAGCCATCTAAACATAACGTCTCCGATGAAATCTCATGACTGGATGTATAGTTTGCTCAGATTCTAACCTACGAGCATTACGATAATATGTCGTCCAGTCTCTATCAGCTTCTAGCTGCTTAACTAACTTCTCTTGCTTCTGAATTTTACTAAATTCGTTTGTTGCTTCGTTAAAATAAGTATCTGCTGAATCTAACTGATAACGAAGCGTATCATAAGGATCATCGCCTGCAAACTCTGCAACATCCTCAACGTTATTCTTATCATGAGATGCAGCCTTAATAACATTAATTAAGAGAGGACATTCCTTTCCAAAGATTTGTAATTTTGGTAGGTTCTCTTCAATCTTTTCCGCTGCAAATAATGATAGATAATCGTTATAATCATTAATACCCTTATTCCGTAATAACCACTGTGCCTTCTCATCGCTGTAAACAGGCTTATCTTTTTCTGGAATATAAACCTGATTCCATCTAAGATATTCATGAATTAATGCTTTACCTGCAATTCTTGAATTAGCTCTATTACCTGAGAGTTCAATAGTTCTCTGTAACTCTTCTTCAATTTGTTGGTGAATCGTATGTTCCTGCCCGCGCTCTTGAGCCGCTGACTGACAAAGCTTAACAATTCTAGGTTGTTCTTTATCAATATACTCTCTAACGTATGGAGCCCATTCAGAAATCTTAGTCTTCTGCCAATGCTGCTCTCTATAGAAATAAACTCTTGACGATGGACTAATTGCTGCATATGAAACATATGTCATTGCTGGAGGATTATATCCCCAATCAATTGCAACAATCTTAGGCCACCAATCAGGAATCTGAAAGCTATCTACTACATGAAGTGCATTTTCTGGTTCAGAAGGAAAATGTCTTTCTCTAAACTCACTAAAGACTTGTCCTTCATAAGCTGACCAGTCCCCATACTTCTTAGCTTTTCTTTCAGCTTCAGGTAATCCTTCTAAACCTTTCTTATATGCTTCATCAGCATATGGATTATCATCAATCGTAGCCGGAATGAAGATTCTTTTTAATTCTCCTCGACCAACGATAATTTTCTTACCTTTTGGCTCCGGATCAATAAATCTCTTCTTAACCCAATTATGTCCTACGTTTCCTGGGTTACTTGCTGAACGAACAATTGCAGGTAATCCAAGATGAGCCAAATTCTTAGGAACACGAGTACGTTCAACAGTAATATAAATATATTGCCATTCAGTAAATGATGTTAATTCATCAAATGCAACATAATTCCACTGAGCGGTATCGTACTTATGAACATCGTCTTCGTGTTCACAATGACCAAAGAAGATGAGTGCTCCTGAGGGGAATTCCCAAACAGAATCTTGTTTGTTGAATTTTCCGCCAAGTGCTGTATAATATTCTCTAGAACGAGGGATGATTTCATTTCTTAACTCCGGCATTGTCCGGCGTAAAAATAATCCTTTAAACTGAGGGATATCTAACCAACCCCTACAGACGGGATACATCATTAATACGTCAGACTTACCAGCCATAACCGCGCCTGCATAGAATCCCTCTTTTACCGTTAATGGTAATGCGAGGAATTCCTCTTGTTTAGGCGTCGGTTTCCATTCAGTAATTGGCATTAGCTATCAAGTAATTTATTAATCAACTTCAAAAGGCGATCACAGCGGCCAGCTTTAAAGGACATTTCCATATATTCCTTATAAGGTAATATAACTATAGCCTGTTTAGGCCATCTCTTTTCAGCTAGCCGCTGTAATTCTTTAATAGCCTTTTTAGACGAGTTGCCCATTGCTCACATATTCTGTAACAGTTTGGACATTACCATCTAGTTCATTCGTATAATTAATAAGCTTAAGAGTCTTTCCTGCAGCCTTCTTTAGCTTATAAACTGGTAAGTGAGAGACTGAAACATACTCTGTTGAGCCGTTATCTAAATCACCCTTGCCCCGAAGAGGAATTCCACATTCAGGACAATGCTTCTCAATTTGATGTTCAAACTTTGTGATTGGGAGATTCCACCATCCATCCTCAATCTTAATTCCTGTATCTGGATAATCCTCTTCATGTTCATGTAACATTGATTGCGCGCCAGCTAGTTCGCAGAAGAATCCTCTTAACTCTCCTCTAAACTGACAAACCATTGCTGACCAGTATTTATTAATATCACATGAACCAATAAGCTTCCACATATCCTCTTCAGACAAATTCTTCATATCTTTCATTGCCACGAAAGGAGGACTGTGACGGCTCTGTTCCATGCCTTTAAAATTCCGACCGTAATCATCTAGAACTTCAGGCCAGAAATTTCTAACTTCATTTAATGCTTTAACCTCTCCGTGTACGTTGATGTTACTAACACGTGGATTAAAGACCCTACGAATAAGATCACCATAGCCATTAAGATTATTACTCCAGAGACCACGGCGCTCAAATGGTATATGGTCCTCAAAAATTTCACAGAGTTTATCAAACTGAGGATGCAGAGTTGGATTACCACCAAAGATACCAACGACCCCATAATAATCCCTTAAAGACTTAACAGCAGCCTCAAAATTCTCCAGCGACATCATTACTGGCTTGCCTGCTAGATTGCTTCCTTGTGTGCATCCAGTACATGATAAATCACAAGCTCTAGTTACATGAACTTGAATAATGCCATTCCTCCATGTGGGTCTTATATCTCCCGGAGCTTTCATTCTTGGAAGTTTAGAATTTGTTGGCTGATTCGGTCTAAGCATTCTTACATTTACAACATCAGATCCTGCACTATCATATGTAATTGCCCATTGATTATTAATCTTATTGGGCCACACTGTAACCTTAGCGATATGTCCTACTGGTGCTGAAAGATCACAATAAAGTTTAAATCCAAGTGACCTCGTATGTTTAAAGAATGAAAGATCATCGCACCATTGATCTGGCTCTAACTCTCCAAGTGTAAATGGATGCCGATATGCTTCTGCAACCTTTTCTAGGACATGACGTTTAACAAGAAGACATCCAGCACCGGCAGCTTCTACTGGAACTAAACCACCTTCATTATCTTCCAATTCATGCCAAATACAACGACCATCATCTAATGCCTGATCGAAGATAATTGGTCTATGCGGAAAATTACGCATCGGATATAATCCAGTGACCATATCCTTATCGTGATTTAATAGCTTAATTAAGGTATCAGGAGGTAATAGACAATCATCATCCACAAAAAATACATACTCAACGTCACGCTCAAGCGCCTGCTTGATAATTGTATTTCTGTTGGATGCAGGTGACTGTCCATGTACACGAGTAATCCAAGTTAAACCTGGCTTAATTAAAGAGTCGATATAGTCATAAAAAATTGCGGCACGGGCGAATTCTTGTGTTGGAATTCCAATAAGAATTTTTACATCATCAAGATTCATAATCTACATACCATAACTGAGTGTGATCAACAAGACTAAATTGATTACCAAAGATGTCATTAACAGCTTGCATGACCCCAGGCCACCAATAATAATCATGACCAGTAATTAATACCTTCTTCAGATGAAGAAACTTCTTTATATCCCGCAGCACGTTTTCGTATTTATGGTCTCCATCAATGAAGGCCATGTCACAATAAGACGGAGGCTCAAATTGTTCATGAGAACAGATACGTGATTTAATATTATAGCAGCTAGCCGTATTCTCAATGAACTTATCGTAAATCCTCTGCCTTTCTTCTGGAGATAATTCTACATCTCTTGGACCAAAGAAATCATCAACTGCAATAACTATCCCTTTCGTTTTAGCCGCCAAAGCCACCGTGCTTCTTCCATAATAGCTACCAATTTCAACAATGCATTTCTTATCTTCAGCTGCATTCCCCAACCATTGTAATTCAAGTTCAGTCGTAGCCCCCGGGATCATAACCTATAATCCTTAAATTAGTTGGTGTTAATGGACCAACATTCACATTAAATGTAAGAGAAATAGGATCTTCTATTGTTCCATCTAGTAGCGATGGAACTGTAACTACTTGTGACTGTAATAAAGCCGCAATGAGAATTAAACTCTTCATCTTACCAAGTCTTTAATACATTCAACCCAGCAGATAAGTTACCAGTATGTGGAATAAAATTTACATCACCCTGTATCTGCCAGCCGCTATCTGTTTTGAATGCTACACCAGCTTGTACAGAATCAGTACCAGTATAGACAAATATAGCACCACGGTGTCCGGGAGGAATGGCTACGTTATCATTAAGTCTATTTTGGATAATAGATTTTAATGCGTCCGGACTAAATATTCCACTCACTAGCTCACCGTTAATGTGTACGCTCCACCACTGATTGTGCATGTGACGGTGGTAGCGGCTGAGATACCTACGTATGTGAATTCACCATTAATATTAATAATGAGTCGGTTATTAACTGTATCAAATGTGAATTCACTTACACCATTAAATACTAAAGATGTTACTGAGTTACCTGGACCAATTGTTCCTGTGACTGTTACTTTGGCTGCCATTAATTACCTCACGAAGATTGAAACAAACAATGGAAGTGCCTGAATAACTTTATCAACTACTTCAGGCGTATCAATACCGTGAGCTTTGAGTGATCCTTCAATAACAGATGCAAGAGCAACATCATTATTAATATCATTCAGTAAAACAGTACCATCAACCTTTAACATTCCTTTGGCTTCAAGATAATTAACTGCATCTCGAAGTGCGAATAGTAATTGACCTACATTCATGGTTGTTTAACTACCTCCGGTGCAGTAGCACCGATTCTTCCAGAATTTAAAGCCACAATAATAGATCCAGCTTGGCTGATTACTCCACTAACCCAAAGTGGAGTCAGTGCATCGCGCCATCCATGTTGCAATCCACCAAGTTGTGCAGATAATCCAGTTAGGAACATTCCAATAGCAATCCAATGCACTGGCTTCATATCTCATCCCTTTACATACTTCAGATGAGGATTCTTCCTCTTTGCAGCCGCTGAAGCATGTCTTGTTTTAGATGCTAGAATAGCACCTGCTGCCTTTTTAGAATAACCTTCTTTTTCAATACTTGACTGAACTGATTTAAATCCTGGATGTAATGATTTCATATCCTATCCTAAAGTTGGTGAGAGGACATTACTTATTATAGATACCATGATGGTGAACTATAACCCAGTAAGTAATTCCTCTCAGCCATTGCAGTAACCAGTTAATCCTGTAACTCTATTACGAATACTCTCACCTGTCAGCAGTGGAGAACCTTGAAGCGTTGTATTATAATAGACAACCTCCTCAAAGTCTACAAGATCAGCTTTAGGCCAATAGTTCTCACCATAAATAAGACGGTCTCTGAAATCAATAAGACGAGCAACAGAATCAGAGCCGCTATTTTCCCAACCATTACCCTGATTTAAAAGTCCTTGACAACCACTATTGTAAACCATATACTGCCACACAATATGATTGATGTCGTCAGAAGGACTATAACCCCAATCAGTATTGCTGACATATGGAGCACCTTGATAAGAAGGATTATGCCAATAGACTAATGATTTAGGAAAATATTGTTTAGCAACATAAAAAAGATTATCAGCATCCAACGCCGGGTAGAGAATTGGTGCAGGATTCTCCCAACCTGTAAAGACGGCTGGCACTAAATCTGGATCAACAACTGGTTTAACAACTTTAACATTATCTGCAAATGCACTCCCAACTGGAATGATACCATCTGAGAGTAGCTCAGTTAAATAATCATTAATCTTACGGTCATCCCACTGAGGATAATAATCATGATAAATAGAAGTAGTATTATATAAGTTAATCGGGAAATGTGTAAATCCTGCTGCTTTATATCTTTCTCTGATAATCTTTCTGACACTACTTGACTCAACAACATATCCCGGTGTGAAAAGTACTTTGTTATCAAATCCATACTGTAATTCAGAAATTACAATCCCACCAAAATTCCCCTTAAAGTTCCTAATGGCATCAACAGATGGCCATTTAGGTTTACTCTTAGCTAATAGTAAAACTACAGAAGAACTACCCATGACTTAACTCAATCAACCATGATAGGGAATCTGAAGAGGAACAGTGAATTCATTATCACCAATCCAGCTATTTACCTGAAGAACATTTAGTTTAGAATCAGGATAGAATGTCTCCCAGGCACCAACAGTTGATTCTTCTTTATATCCACCATCTGGCTTGACTGATAGATATTTACCATTAGGCTTCTGGACTGCATATCCTTCAGGTTGTGCAACTAAGACTCCTACATATCCCATAGAGAATGAGACAGGATCGCCAATCAATAATGGACTGTTAGCGTAATGAATCTGAGCCACTATCTTCCTCACTCCTACGAAATGTTAATCTTCGACTAATCTCAACTACACCTATTAACTTCTGTACATCACCAACAAGATTAAATATTCTCTGTTCATGTTGGTCTAGCCGTCTTGTAAGGGTACTCAATTCCTTCTTTACAAAATAGCCAATGATTGTTAGTAGTGTTGCAACAATTAATTGCCCAAGATCAATTGAAGGATTGAACACCATCGGACCCAGGGTTAAAGTTAAGTTAGCAAGCAACAACGCGAACGCTGACATTTCCACCGCCTGTAACGCCAGCAATTGTTGCTCTGACATAACGGTGTGGCCCTGTAATACTTACAGTAGATTTTTTATTACCTGACAATGTTGTTGCATTTACTGCTGATCCTAATGGTGCCCATGTCCCTGAGAAATTAGGATCATCAGATGCTTCTAACTGAATCGTACCTGCGCTCAATGTTCCACTACCAGATAGGTATCCAGTTAATTGCTGCGCATTTCTAAAATCATACGGACTCGTTGTTGAGGCTGATGTTATACCTGAAACTAATTGAATATCATAAAATGTCATACTGCAATCCTCTGGCCTTTTGTTTCCTTAAGTTTGAGTGTTTCCAGCATGAGATTATCTGCAAGAAGACTTAATTCTATTTCTAACTCTGAAATACTATTATTTAAGCTTAGAATATCTCTAGCTTGTGATTTAGCCGCTAAGACCCTAATTAAATCCGCTAGCCTTGATAAGCGCTTGACGGAATCATATAACATTTTAACCTTTTGTCTTTGATACCTAAAAAATCTTGCACACGACATGCAATATGCATAAACTATTAACTTATTACAAATTAACTTACGAATCTTCCCACATCTAACGCAAGGTGATAATTTAATCACGTACTTCAATCATCTCATATGCATCCTCAGTCTTTAACTGTGGTGCATAAATCATAATCTGTACTTTATTTCCATGATTATGATTCTGTGATCTAGCCGTATTAATTGAAGTAATAATACCATTCATCTGATTAGCAATCACCGCGTATTTCTCTGGCTTGTCAACTTCTTCAATCTTTAATTTAAGTTGATCAATGCTTGCTTGAATGATGTCAGCGGCTCCCTGCTGAATCTTCCCAAACTTAATCTTATCATCGAGGTTATGGATTAAATCATCAACGCGTGGGACGACTGGAACAGTTGGGATTGTAGCAACTTCAGTTGATTCTTCAGGCATGACAATAGGAAATGAACCTTTAATTCTATGTGCAACTTTAAACTTGTTGAATAGATTTAAAGGTGATTCCATGCGAGCATTCACTTCTTCTTCATTAATTAGCATATAAAAACCTTAAATTAGTACACGGTGAAGGTGCAAGTCTACCATAGGTTGTGGCTTGTGTCAATAGAGCAACGATGCAAAATACGGCCTGAAAATGAACCTAATTTTCGGTCTGTTCAATTTTTTATCTGTTTATTTTTGTTTTGCTATGGGATGTTGATTTATGAATTTGTTAATTTGTTAATTTATAAATAGACTCATAAATGAATCCATAAATAAATCCATAAAAAGAGAGGCGAATATTCCGCTCCGTATGGCGACGATAAGGCTCTGAAAGGTTGCCTATACCGGTAGGGTCCCGGCTTAAAAAGGAACACTTTTTGCATACGGTCCCAAATGTAATTTATTGTCTCCAGTGTTTCGGCTGGGTTAACTGGCACGATTCTCTTACCTTATATATGTAGATGATGCAGCACAAGGACACAAGGAGAATAAAATGATGATTATTCAACTGACCGGTTCAAACGTTTCGGTTACACTCAGGAGTAAAGGGAGAATGAGATGAGAATCACAATCCCGGTCAAGGTAGTTACGAAGGACGGAAACAGGTACGAAGCTCTAACGACTGTGAGGGTCAAGCGATGACTGACAAACTGATTACAATCCTTTGGAGTGTCAGGCTGTTCCGAGTGTGGTTCATTAAAAGGAGGTTGGCTCGGGGTTGAAAAGGGTTGACAGGGGTTGACAAGTCCCCTCAACTATGATAGACTCTCCTACGTTGCTGACCATTACGGCAGCGACAATGTAAAGGACGGGCACAATGAGTGAAGACAGAGCAGCGGAGATTAAGGCAGCGCAGGAAAAGGCAGATGCGGTGAATAAGGGTCGTTCAGGCGTGGGAACGCGGTTGTTTGTGGGTTCGACTCGCGGTAAGGGTTCGATGGTGATTTCGTTCGAGCAGTTTGACGACAGCGAACCTGACACATTGCCAAAGAGCACCGAAGAGTTCATGCAGGTAACGGGCGTTACGAGTGAATCAGACATCCTGAAGCTTCTCATCGAGGGTTATAATGACAAGCTGTACAAGGACGCGTCCGACCCGCTAGCCGAATATGTGAATGCTGTTTGGCCGGCTGACGCCCAGGCTCAGTATCGTCTGATTGTTCGGACGACTGCAAAGGCACTTGGCGACCCACTTGATGAGGTTGCCGAAGCAGTGCAGGCGAGATTCAATAAGAAGTACGCACCTGCGGCACCTGCGGCATAACCTGTAAATCAAATCCTACGGTAAGTCAAAGGCTCAGTCTAGCGTATGTCTAGATTGAGCCTTTTTTATTTGGCTTGTGTCATTTTGAGAGGACACGTCCGAACCGTTCAATACAGCCCTAGCTCGTATGAAGAAATATGAGAGAATATGAGAGAATATGTGCGAATATGTGCGGGTATGAGCCTTTTAACAGGCCCCAGCAGGCGCAGCGGAGGCGAAAGTGTGCAAAATCCCTAACGTTTTCGCGCGTCCGGAGGCGAAAGTGTCCACTTTTCTGTACACATCGCAAAAAACAGCACCCCACTTTTTAGCCCTTCTATGTAATTATTACATTATTTTTTATTATTATATATAATATATATAGATATATATAT